AAAAGAATACAGGTGCTGAAGAATTGAGAGCAAGAGATTTGTTCACGGCTCTTTGGATTCCTGATAACTTCATGAGAGCGGTAAGAGAAAGTAGTGATTGGTATTTGTTCTGTCCTAACGACATTATCAAAGCGGGTATTAAACCACTTCAAGAATGTTATGGTGATGAGTACGAAACAAATTACAACAAAGCGGTTGAGTTAGGTCTTGGTAAAAAAGTTAAAGCTCAAGACGTTTGGACTAAGATTATCGAATCACAAGTTGAAACTGGTGTTCCTTACTTATGTTCTAAAGACAATGCTAACAAGAAAACTAACCATCAGAATATTGGAGTGATTAAACAATCAAACCTTTGTAATGAGATTTACCAATACACTGACGAAGAAACTACTGCAATCTGTACACTATCTTCAATGGTATTGAAAAACTTTATTAATAAAGGTGAGTTTAATTTCGACTTACTTTATAATGAGGTGAGAAAAGTTGTTAGAGCTCTTAACAAAGTTATTGACATTAACAGTTACTCAACTGAAAAGGGTAGAAAAGGTGGATTGGACCAAAGGGCAATTGCAATTGGTACTCAAGGATTGGCTGACGTATTCTATTTGATGGATTACATCTTTACATCAGAAGAAGCTAAGAAATTAAATAAAATGATTTTCGAAACAATCTACTTCGCAGCTATCACTGAAAGTATGGAGTTGTGTAAGTCAGGTGAATACAAACCTTACGCTCACTTTGAAGGTTCACCAATGTCAAAAGGTATTTTCCAATTTGATATGTGGGGATTGGATTATGAAGGATTAGGTGGTTTATGGGATTGGGATAGTCTTAAATTAGAAGTATCTAACCATGGAGTATGTAACTCATTATTTACAGCTCAGATGCCTGTGGCGTCTTCAGCGAAAATTACAGGTTCATATGAAATGACAGAACCAGCTCACTCAGCAATCTTTAACAGACGAGTTGTTGGTGGTGAAATCATGATTGTAAACAAATACTTAATTAACGACTTTGAGAAGATGGGTATTTGGTGTGAGGATTTGAAAAATGAAATCATCTTAAATGAAGGGTCAATTCAAAACATCAACTTCAACAACTACCTTGATACTGAAGACAAAAACTATACTAAGAAAGTTAAAAGAATTGAACACTTGATTAGTAAGTACAAAACAATTTGGGAGATTTCACAAAGAGAATTGATTAACATGGCGGCTGATAGAGCACCGTTTATCGACCAATCACAGTCAATGAACATTTATATGGCTAATCCAACATTGTCTAAGATTACCTCATCACACTTCCACTCATGGGAAAAAGGTTTAAAGACATTATGTTATTATGTTAGAACCAAAGCAATTTCAACAGGAGCTAAACACTTGGCGGTTGACATATCAAAAGTACAACAACCTAAAGTTAAAGTTGAAACACCTAAAGTTGAGTTACACGAACTAACACAGAAACCTGAAGACAGTCCTTTTGAATGTTTTGGATGTAGTTCCTAATTTGAAAATCCCGACACAATCGGGATTTTTCATTTTTAATCTATTTAAAGAAAAATAGATAGCATTATATTTATTATTATGGCAGATGGAATTACTTATGGTATAAATTTTCCCTTTAGGGATTCTAGACGTGGTGATTATTTAGAACTTACAGAATTAGAATCTCAGGAAATTAAAGCCGACTTGATACATTTATTATTAACAAGAAAAGGTTCAAGGTATTACTTACCTCAATTTGGTACAAGACTATATGAATTCCTTTTTGAGCCATTTGATGGTTTAACATTTAATGCGATTGAATCCGATATTAGAGATGCAATTGAAACATTTATGCCAAACTTGTTGGTTAATAGTTTAAGTATCACACCAGCAGACGCCCAAGAAGAAGTTGATATTGCAACAGGACAAAATATCGTAGGTTCAAGTGAATCATCAATTTACAGATTTCCTGGTAAAGGTACATCTGAATATACTGCAAAAATAAGATTAGATTACTCAACCAACGGGTCAACATACGGACAGAGTGATTTTGTAATTATCAATATTTAATATAAATGGCAAATAATAGAATATCGTACGCTACTAGAGATTATCAGTCAATTAGAACTGAACTCTTAAATTATACAAGAACATATTATCCTGACTTAATACAGGATTTTAATGATGCATCGGTATTCTCAGTATTTATCGATTTGAATGCAGCAATTGCGGACAACTTACATTACAACATTGACCGAAGTGTACAAGAGACAGTATTACAATATGCGCAACAAAGGTCATCCATTTACAATATAGCCCGAACTTATGGTTTAAAATTGCCAGGACAAAGACCATCGGTCGCCTTAGTTGATTTTTCAGTTACGGTTCCTGCATTTGGTGATAAAGAAGATGAGAGATATCTTGGTACTTTATTAAGAGGTTCACAAGTTGTTGGTGCGGGGGTTGTATTTGAAAATGTTTATGATATTGATTTTGCGTCACCGTACAACGCTCAAGGTTTCCCAAATAGATTGAAGATTCCTAATTTTAATTCTAACGGAATACTTGTTAACTACACAATTACAAAAAGAGAAATTGTTGTTAATGGAATTACCAAAGTATTCAAAAGAGTTATCAGTGCAAATGATGTTAAACCCTTCTTTGAATTGTTCTTACCTGAAAAGAATGTGTTAGGTATTACAAGCGTGTTATTAAAAAACGGAACTCAATATACAAACATACCAACCACAGCCGAATTTTTAGGTGCTGAGAATAGATGGTACGAGGTGGATGCATTGGCTGAAGATAGAGTGTTTATTGAAGACCCGACCAAAGTCTCAGACCAACCTGGTATCAAAGTAGGTAGATATATTCAAACACAAAATAGATTTATTACTGAATATACTCCTGAAGGATTTAAGAAAATGACTTTTGGTGGTGGTACGAACACTGCTCAAGACCAATTGAATCAATTCACGACTTTAGGTACAACATTAGAATTACAAAAGTATTCAAATAACTTCTCATTAGGTTCAACACTAACACCTAATTCAACATTGTTTATTCAATATAGAGTTGGTGGTGGTTTGGCGACAAACTTGGGAACTAATGTAATCAATCAGATTGGTACGGTATCTTTCTTTGTTAATGGTCCTTCAGAAACAACAAACTCTGCGGTAATCAACTCATTAAGATGTGTTAACGTAACTGCCGCGGTAGGTGGAGCAGGACTTCCATCATTAGAGGAAATTAGAAATTATGTATCATTTAACTTTGCGGCTCAGAAAAGAGCAGTAACAGTACAAGATTATGAATCAATTATTAGAAACATGCCAGCTCAATTTGGTGCACCTGCAAAGGTATCCATTACTGAAAACGACAATAAAATTTTAATTCAAATATTATCTTATGATACGTCAGGTAAATTAACAAATATTGTGTCAAACACTCTAAGACAGAATATTGCCAACTACCTATCAAACTATCGTATGATGAACGATTACATATCAATATTCAGTGCTGAGGTTATTGACTTGAGTGTTGATGTTTCAATTGTTTTGGACTCGGCACAAAATTCAGGACAAGTAATTTCAAGTGTTATTGATAAAGTATCTGCGTACTTTAACCCACAAACAAGACAATTGGGTCAAAACGTATATCTGTCGGAGATTAGAAGTATTATTCAAAATACAAATGGGGTGTTAACAGTTGCGGGATTAGAAGTGTTCAATGAGGTTGGGGGTCAATACTCTTCAGCTGAAACATCAATGGAATATTCAGACCCAGAACTTAAATTAATTGCTCCTGTTGACGACACAATCTTTGCTCAACCATCTCAGGTATATCAAATTAGATATCCTGGTAAAGACATCCGAGTTTCAGTTAAAAACTTCCAATCAATTACTTTCTCTTAACAAGTTTATTTATTTTTACTTTAAGTTATTATTTAATTACGTGCGTAAACTTTAAAAATAATGCATAAACTATTTATTAACTAAAGAGATTAATGGGTCAATCATATAGAATAAGGACTGAGTTAGGTATTAGTAAAACTATTAATGTACAGTTAGACCAAGAGTTTGAACAGTTAGAGATTTTATCTTTAAAAATACAACAGGAGGATATCTACATAAGAAGTTGTGCTGATTACGGAGTAATTGTTGGTAGGGTTACCGCTAACAACGGATTCGGATTACCCAATGCTCGAGTGTCTATATTCATCCCAATTACAAATATTGATGAATCAAACCCAATAATTTCAAGTATATACCCTTACAAATCCCCAACAGATAAAAATGAGGATGGTTATAGGTATAATTTATTACCTTATGAAAAATCATATTCCGCTCACGCCGCTACAGGTACATTACCATCAAGATTAGATGCGTTGACGGGAAATACCGCGGTTGAAATATACGACAAATATTACAAGTTCACCGCAAAAACAAATGATAGTGGGGATTATATGATTATGGGTGTCCCACTTGGGTTTCAAACTGTGGTAATGGATGTGGACTTATCTGATATAGGTGAGTTTTCATTAACACCACAAGATTTAATTAGAATGGGGTTGGCAACTGAATCACAAGTTGCTGGTAATAGATTTAGAAGTTCAAAAGATATT